AAAGAAGGCCGCAATATACCCTCGCATACCCGACAAAACTAGATGACTTGGAGCAGTATCTTACGGGGTTGGACGCGGCTGAAAAGCAAAGAGTCAACGTCACTGCGCCCTCGAATCGACCGGATACCATGGAAGTCGAAGGCTACGAGTCTAAGGTTTACTACCTAGACGATCTAACTAAAGACGGCGAAAGCATCTTTGAGAAAATGAAAGCGCCCTCAACCATGTTTGGTTTCGCACCTTTACCTTTCATAGCGCCTCAAGGAATCGTCGGGTTGCAGGGTTTGTCTTCAGACGAGGCAGAAGAACAAGAACGCAAGGTTCGCGAGTTTGAACGCACGTTCCCTGATGCACCTATCAAGCAAAGCTCAGGCATACTTGGTGCTCTACGCGGCGCAGGTGAAGTAGGTTACGAGGCGATTTCTGATCTTTTGATAGAACCGTTTCTCGGCATGAGTGCTGCAGAAGCGGCTTTCGAGATGGGACTGACACCCCAGCAAGCAGAAGCAGCTCGTCGTCGCGCAGCACAAGCGGTAGATTTCGAAGTCAGCTCACCGACCGGTTTGCGATACAAAGAAGTTCTGAAAGGCGGTCTTGACGATCTGAGCAAGTATTTGATGCGTGAGGGCAGCATGGGGCAAACGCGATCCGGTATGCCGATCTATGGCGTGAGAGACCCAGTGCAATACCTGTTTCAAGAAGCCGTCGTTCCAACGGCTGAGGCTGTGACGGAAGGCGCTCTTGGCATCATTGGGTTAGACCCGCGCGATACTGAAGAGATGGAGCGAGTGCGCAAAGAGGCGGCGCGACCGTTTATCGAGGCGGTGCAGCCAATATAGGTTGCTTGACAAATTCTGCGGTCACCTTCACTTCGACCTCTTCGTCTTGGTGTAAAGCCTCAAGCAATACGTCCTCGATCAAGTCTTCGAGCACATCGATGTCGAGCAGGGTTTTTACTGACATTTCTACGGTGACCGTCATCTTCCTCATTACACACCACACATCCCGTCGCACTCATCACCGAAGTTCATAACGATCTGATCTTTCGCTGGATCTGAAAGGTCGGCCTCATCGAGAGGCTTGAGAGAGCGATGAATAAAAATTTTGCTCGTCGTGCCACGGAAGTCATCGCGTATGTGTTTGTCCACAGCCACCGCCTGCTCCCATGACTTAGGGTCGTTGGCTTTCATTTCGCGCCACGTTTTGTTGTCGTGATATGGACAAAAAGTGCAGGCGCTTTTTTTCGGAAGTTCGTTGTATCCGTTGTCACGCATCCAGCGTAGGCAATGCCAGCGAGACATTCTGGCTTCAATCAGCGGCCAGCGATTGTTGCACCATTTTTCTGGCGCATCTTTCATTCGTTGGATTTCGTCTGTGCTGATTCCTATCCACTGCTCGACAGTGTCAGCCGGGATACGCTGGCGTGGTTTATATCCAGCGAGTTCGCGAAGTTTTTTTTGAATCGGGGCAATTTTGTAGTCACGGGTGCATTGACGCATCAAGATGCCTTCACCATAGCCGCTGGGTGATGCAGTAAAAAATGGCGGCGATGCGCTTCGATCTTCTGGGTTCATAATGTCATCGAGCAGACTACCCCTTGTGACGCGCAGCACGGGGAACGGCAGTTGACTCTCCAACCAATCAAGCCACTCGTAGATGTGATCAGGTTCCGCCTGCGTGTCCGCAAAGATCGCGTAATCAGGCATGGGTGTGATCTCACCCTTCGCGGCCATAAGAGCCATGACTGATGACTGCACCCCCGCCCCTAAACTAATCACTGTCAGCATTGATCCCCCTCTCCTTTTTCCATTGTTTCACGATGTAGTCTGCCTCTGGCCCTGCGTCGTGATGACGCTCGAGTACATATCGGAAGACTTTCATCCCTTTTTCGGAGTTAGGTGGGTGCTCCATACGAAAGTTCGCCATGTCCAGCGTTTGAAAGTATTTATCCATCGACCATCTCTTCTTTTCCTAAGACCGCCGATCCTATAACGGTCAGGCCGAAAATGCTCAGTTTGTCGCATAGTTCGCACAACCGATCAGGCGTAAAGCCGGGCAAGCGTAGTATTTCGAAGTGAGTGAACTCGCTCAGATCCGAAACACTATGAATGCCCATGCCAATCAATGAGTCCCGTGTCTTCGTAGTCAACGCAAGCTCTTCGATGTCGTCGCTGATGACGCTTGAGTTTTGAACGAATCTATTCATTGATAACCCCCAGCTCTTCAAGCCAAGCATTCAAATCCCCAGCCTTGTATTCCTCGAATGCTTGCTCGACCAGCTCTGGCCTGCCGAGGCGCTCAGCCTCGGCATTGATCGCCGCTCGCTCGATAACCCCGCTTTTCCAGACCTTGTGATCGTCGCTGTATTCAAAATACCAGTCGTGGTTGCGTAGCATCTCAATTAGTTTTTTCATCGTCTTTCACCACCGCGTAATCCTTTGTGATTCTTCCGAGCTTTGCGTTGCCTCGCTCATGCGGCTTGATGTAAATCGTTTTGTATATCTCACCAAACTCGTTTCGATAGTGACGCTTGTGCCCGACCACTTCGTGTCTGCGCACCCCGTAACTTTCTGTGCGCTTAGGCTGCTTCGGGACGACCAAGCGCCCTCGCGTCTTAGGTAGTTTGAGAAGCACCGTGTGATGCGAATCAAACGGCGTGATGTTGCCACGCATCGGCTTGCTACCCTGTACACCTGCGTTGTGAGGTTCCTCAACAAACCAGTCGAAGTTCATTAGGCTCAGTATCGCCATCAGCCAAGCCATCTTGTTCGCTTCCTCTCGCCGGTCAAACGGCACCTGTTTGTTGTTGGCAGGAGTGTCATCGATGTAGTTGTTCAGCCCAATACGCCATCGATCTCCCATGATGGTTTGCATATCTGGAGAGAACTCACCTTTTTGATCACCGAGGAACCACATCGCATTAAGCTGGTCATTAGCCTCAATCTGCGCGGGGAGATAAGTGCTGCCGTCTCTCTGGAATATCTGCTCACTGGCCCAGATGTCCGTCGATCCTGACAGCTTCGATATGCCTACCCGTTTTTGTAATTTGCCGCTCGCCAGTCTCACTGGCGCATCATTTTCAGCGCCCATGCTTTCGGCCTTATCCATAAGCTCATTGACCTTGGCGAATCGAGCGGGATGCTTGCTATTGATCTCGTAGTAATTCTCGAAGTGAAAGCACTCTCCTGCCTTCACCGCGTAGCTACGTTCAGCATGACCGTTGTCAAACCTGTAGACATTAGGCATCGTCATGATGTGCCAACCCGTCAAGCCTCGATGTTGCAACGGGTCATGAGACTCCCACTCAATCCACATATTGTTATGACGTGGTCGTGCGTTCAGACAGGCGTTGTACAGTGCTCGCTGGTTGCCCTTCTCGACGGATGGGCGAAGGAACTCAATGATCTCGTCAGATATGGTGTAGCTGACAGCTTTGCGTAATCCGTGGATCGGGTCGTTAAGTCTTTGCTTAGACTTTTTCTTCCAAAAAATCTTGTGCTCTTTGGTATGTTCGTATTCCTCCATACCAACCAGCTTAGCAAAGGGTTGCAGCTTGGCTGCGATGGCCTCGCTCTGTAAATCACCTAGCTGCATGTTGAGTAATTTTTCCGAATCGACACGCGATGACGGAGTTGTCCTACCCTTGATCATTTTTTCTGCGATATCCGCCAGCTCATCGGCGTCACCTATCTTGAAATCCATCATTCTACTTTCCCCCCAAACTCCGCCAGCTTCTGCTCGATGCTTGTCCACCGCGCCTTCAGTTCGGCTTCTTCATCTTTGTCATGACACTTGAACCAAAAGCAGGTGCCGATCAATCCGTTCACCCGAGGATCGTCTGAGCTGGCACGCATCAAAGTCGTTAGCAGCTCGATCTCTTCGTTGGTGAACTGAACGTATTGTGTTTTCAGCTTAGTCATCACGCCACCTCCTGTACTGGTTCAATGAACGGATTGACTAAGGTGCGACGTAGCTCGCGATAGATTGCCTTGAAGGCATCGCCGTGCGGTTTGTCACAGGTCTTTTTCAGGTAACGAGTGAAAGGGCCGTACCGTCTTTGAATGTGGTGCGACACTTCATGTGCGACCAAGCACTTGAGCAGTAGCTCAGGGTCTGTGCAGTTGGTGATGCTGCCAATCACGGGATCTTTGGCGAACGACTTGTATTCGTGAAAAGAGGTGAGGCTTTGTCGATAGTGCCGTACATCGATAGAGATGCCCTTGGCACCCCCAAAGCTGCGTTGGTTGCGATATTTAGTTGTAACTTGTATGCGCTCCAGAGCATCTGCGTAGGTCAAAGGCCGAACCCTCGGGTATGTGACTCCGATTTGAACCTCATATTGTTTCTTGCAAATCTCTCGCAGACACTGCTTTGCAAACCTAACAACGAGCTTATGCTCTTCGAGTGTGACGTTGTCGCCGCGCTTTGAACGTATAGTCATTACAGCTCCCTCACAAAACGCATGTCAGCCTTGCTGATACGCACGTTGCCGAGGCTCGGGAACCGAGCGTGGTTGTACTTCGTGCCGACTTTGTAGATCCAGCCGTTGTGGATGCCAGAGTCATGGTGATAGCGCACAGGCGTAAAGCCGCGGTTGCGAACTTTGCGCTTGGTTGGGTTTTTGATTTCGGTCTTCATCACGTTCTCCTTAGTTGTGATGCAGACATCTTACCATATGCCGTGTCTATATGCAAACCCCTATATTTGTGTCCACTGAAAATAAACGCTTGCACATCGACACGGATACCCCTATTATGCAGTTTCACTTGAAGGAGAAATGTGATGACGGCCCAAGACAAAAAGCGTTACTACAATCGAGTCCGCCGTACCTGCCTCAAGCACAACATCGAGATTCGTTACGACGGTGTGCCAAAGGCAGTCTACGGTGTGGAGCTGGTCAAGGATGGTGTGGTCATGTTTGCTGACCGCACCGACGACAACATGCCGC